TAAGGTGTTGCCGGGTAACAAGGCTATTGCTTTCCAACATATCGCACTGGGTCCATATCTGGAAGACATCGATGCTAAGTCTGCCCCTGATTCTCACACGTATGCCGTACGTACATTCGCTGAGATCCAAGGCACACTGAAAAAGAACATTGCCACCATGAATGCATTGGGTAGTATGTTCAACGCAGAAGCTAAGATCTACGATGAGATGGGTACCCTGTCCAAAGCGGTGGCTGAACTCGAGAATCGCCGTGGTGAAACGGTATGGAAGTCGGCTAAGGAAGATCTGGATACCATCAGCGACATGATGCTAGATCTGGTTGTTAAGCTCAAGCCTAGTTATGACCCGATCGTAAGCTATCTCGGTAAAATCGGTGCAGCTCGTAACGCGGCGTGTCTACAAGAACTTGACGCTACTCGCTAATCCTATAGTTCTCCATCAAGGTAACCACTATGAGTCTTGTAAAAGATGCACTTGCTGACGTTGGTGTCAGTGTAGAAGAGTTTCAGACCATTCCGGCTGAAGCTACTATTGATACTCCGGTACTGGCGCCCGTTGCCGCCGTAGATCAACCATCGGTTAATATCCCACTGACCGAACAACCTATCGTACCAGAAGTTACTCCTGCTCCGATCGTTCAAGAAGACGTACCTGTTACTGAGATTCTTGAAGAGGTGCCAATCGTACCGACCGAAGCTGTAATTGCTGAACACGAAGAACTGCAAGCCAAGGCTGATCAACTCGTCGCTCTGCAAACAGCTATGGAATGTTATCACACGATCGTTCGTAAGGCTGGCTTTAACGGTATCTCGAATCAGACCGCTGAAGTACTGCAAGTACACATGCAGATCGCACAACAGCAACTGGGCTTGACTAGCAAGATCGGTTCTATGGAATCGTTCAATGCTAAGAGTCCACGTGAACAACACGACCTCGCTACCATTTCGCTTGAAGACATTAAGTCGATGGCTAAAGGTGCACTCGATAAGTTCATCGCGATTGTTGAGAAGATTCTTGAGTTCATCAAACGTACCGGCCATAACCTGCTGGATGGCATTCTTCATGTAGAGCGTGCAGTTGATAAACTGGATGGTCAACTGAGTAAGATTAAAGTCAGTGGTGGCGAAGGTACTTTCCAATGTGCTTCAACCATCCTGAAACACGGTGAAGAAATCGATCGCGTGGTATCCCCAGATATTCATGGCTTGGCACAGTTTGCTTCGACTTCATATCCTGATGCAATCGTTAAGTTTCTTGACGGTATGGTTAAAGGGGTGATTAAGTTCGATGCCAACGGTAAAGGTATTGAGGAACTGGATGCATTCTTTGCTCAGTACTCCAAGCCTCTACAATTCCTGATCGATCAACAAGCTGATAAAGATGAACTGCCGGGTGGTTACACCATGGACGTTAGTGAACACGGTTTGTCGATCGGTGTGACTTACCACGATAGCAAAGAACCTGCTCTTGGTCAGACCGAAGAATTGCCTGTTTCGTCAACCGCAGAGTTGCGTAAATTGGTACGTGACATCAAGGCACTCATCATCCAACTGAAAGACATTCGTCCAGAAACAGAAAAGATCTCTCAAGCTGGTAAGAAGCTGATCGAAGCGGTTAAACGTTCAGCTGCTAAAGCTGACGAAGAAACCGGTGATGTCTACAGCGAGATGACCATGAAGGTCGGTAAGATGGTTCAAGAGTCTTCTCCGCGTGCGGGTGAGATTGTGGATTACATCGTACGATACATCAAAGGTCACTGTGTTGCGATTGATGCACAAATCAAAGTCATCACCAAAGCTAAGTCGGAAGACTAATCCAGTAAACCTAACGGGGCACTTCGGTGCTCCGTTTTATTTAGGAGTCACTATGAGTGATGACCGACAAGACATTGAAATAGAGGTTCCCGTAGTGGCACCTAATGCTGGACCATCGGTTATGAGTGATCTCATGGAAGTCGATGATGCACTAGCTAAGGACATCATGTATCTGGTTGGTGGTATTGAACACTACCATAATCCAAAGCACGTGTTCCCTAAAGGTTTCTCTCTCAGTATGGAAGAGGAAGACTCGGGATATCTCGGTAGGTTGATTGACACATTGATTAAGTTCTTGATTCGAATGATGGAAGATCTCACTGAAGGGACTACCGCGATTAGCTTGAACCTTAATCGGATCGTAACGCGCGCTGAGGCTATTAATACTACGTCTCGAGCGAGCCGACGAGTTAACAAGGACGGTAAGTTTAAGATCGAAACACGCATCCCTAACCTATGCGTTAACTTCAAACCGGTCAATGACCCGCAGCGTATTCTAATGTATTTGAAGTCGGTGGATGTTATCATCCGCAAGTACTTCAAATATCAAGAAGAAGATCTGTTGAAAGTAATCCCAGCTATTATCCAACTAGATCCAGCCGCCCCTCAACACTTGGATCAATTGGTAGCTATTCTTAATAACGTCAGTCCGACTGCATTTGCTAATGGCGCAGGTTTCAATAATGACGGGTATCGAATGGTGGGTCCTCACCTACTGGGTAACCAACAACTATTGGTATTGAGTAAGAAAGCATCGAGTGATCCAGTTGAACAACTCACTGGTCAAGAGTTTGTCCTGCAACCATCTGACGCTGAACCTAAATCGCCGCCAGAGTATCTTGAATTTGACGTATTCGCTCGGACCATCGAACAAAGCATCCTTCGTCAGGTTATCGTAACTTCCACGGACCTTGCAGCTCGTATTGGTATGGTGCCGCGGATGCGACGTAATGGTCGAGTTAAAGATATCGTCAACTATCTTGAGGTAATTCGTAAAGGCGTTGCTCAAGGTCAATACACGGGCGATGCACTACAGAACGCAACATCGTTTATCATGCTACTGGAAGCATTCAACAACTGGCTGGTAAACCCGTACCTAAACTTGCTTGCATTGAGTTGCCGTAATATGTCGGCTATCTTGAACGTATGCGAAGCGAACAACTAAACGAACATTGCTGACTTATTATCTGATAGTATCATTCGTCCCGTGACTAGGTGGAGGACGAACCGTCTAGTCACATAAAGCAATACTACTAAGGTAAACAACATGTTGAAAAAGAATTCAAGAAATCTCTTTTCTTATGGGAAAGAGGATCACACCGAAGAGACTGCAAAAGAACTCAGTGAGCAAGGCGCAATCTCTCATGCAGATGCTGAAGAAGTAACTGCGCCCGTAACACCAGAAGCTGACGTAACCGAAGCCGGTGATGACATTGGTCAATCTACCCCTAAGGATGAAATCACTCCTGACGATAAAGCAGACATCACTCAGACTGAATCTACTGATGACGCTCAGCTGGAAGGCACCGGTAATGCTCAGGTTGCTCCAGAAGTTGCTTCTGAGATGACTGAACTCCTGCAAGAAGGCGAACAAGCACAATCCGCCAAAGATGAGATCGTTCAACAAGCTACCGCAGAAGCAACTGGTGGTGATGCCGCAGAAGGTGGTGGTGAATTGGATGCTAACGGTAATGCCGTTACTGAAGAACAAGCCGCGATCAATGCTGAAGAAGATGCTGCCGAAGATGAGGTAGAAGACGAGGTTGAGGAAGAAGCCGAAGCCAAGAATATTCATCAAGAAGCTGCGGAAGCAGAAGAAGGCGCTGACGAGGAACTCGGTGATGCAATCAATGATGCCACCCAAACCGATACCGATGGTGGTGAATCCACTGATGGCGGTGATGCATTTGGTAGCGATACGTCTACTGACGATGCAGGCTTAGATGACGACACACCTCTCGAAGGTGCAGATGACTTTGCTGAAGGTGGGGAAACTGATGGGACCGACGATACTACTGATAGTGATACTGGTGGGGATGTTACTGACGGCGAGACTACTGGTGAAGACCTTGGTGATGCTGGTGACGGAACCGAAGAAACTGGTACAGACGATTCGGCAGTTACTGAAGAAGGTAGTACTGATACTGACGTAGACACCCAAGTCGATGATCAGAACGCAGCTGCTGAAGTTACCGATGAAACTACCGGTGATGCGACAGATGCGGTTACTGAAGAAGCCGGTGACGGCGGTGCAGCTGAAGGTGATGCAGTTACTACTGACGACACTACCGCAGAAGTTACTGAGGATGAAGGTCCAGAAGTAAACAAGTATGCTGAAGTGGTTGATGGTGATGACGCAGTTACTGAAACTACCGACACTGAACAAACCGATGATGCAGTCGCAGAAGACGATGATATTCCTTTGGAAGGTGCCGAAGACCTTGGCGTTAATGCTGAAGAAGATCTGACCGCTGCTGGCGGTGACATGGGCGATTCAGATGGTACCGCTGCTACCGTAGAAGAATCCATTACCGAAGACACCGCTGAAGATCTCCAAGACGGCGTAGATGCAGTAGCTGATGCTACCGCGGAAGTTGAGGAAGATTCGGGGACTACCACAGATGGTGTAGTTGAAGACGAACAACCTTTGGCTGAAGGCACTTCTGGCGATGAAACCGGTGAAGGTACCACTGACGTAGCTGGTGATGTAGTCGATGAAGCTCCACCTGTAGATGCAGACGTATCCGATACCAGCGATGTAGAAGTTGCTGTTGACGAACCAGCTGATGCAGATGTTGATGGTGGTCAGGTTGAAGTAGCCGATGACGATGAAACCGAAGCTGACTTCGATAAAGGCGAAGTTGAGGTTAAGGATGTTGACACTAGCACTACCGATGAAGACGTAGAAGAAGCTATGGCTGACGCCGCTGAAGTTGGTGAGTGGGGCGACAAAGAAGAGAAGGACGCTGAGCTAGCCGATAAGACCATCGAAGAACTCCAGAAAGAGAAAGAGTCCCTCGAGAAGTTCCGCGTACTGTTGGAAGATGGTATCGCTAACGAATCGTACTCTCCTGGTCTGTTGGCTTACATGAACGCTGAGGCTGAACCGCTGCGTAAACGTTTGGCTAAACTGGACAGCATTGTCGGCACTAAGACCCCTGCTAAAGTATCGCTGGAATCTTACGGCGGTAAGGACATGGATCTGGCCTACGTTGCTACTCTGGAATCCTTCCGTGGCATGATCTCTCGTCTGACCATGTTGGGTAGTCAACTACCACAGAAGATCGAGAACTGGTGGTCCCGTGCTCTGGTTGATAAAGTGACTTCTCGTGCCGATGCATTGGATAAACAAATTGACCTGTGTCTGATCCAACTGAAAGACTCGAGCTTTACTACTGGTGAAGTAACTGGTGTTCGTGGTTATTTGGCTACCGATGAAACCAACCTTGTCAAAGCTGTAGCATCCGATCTTGGTATTACTACCGATATCGCTGTTAAAGGTATCAAGGCTTCTGAACAACTTCAGTCGACTGTAGTTAAAGGGGTTAACGATATTATCTCTGCCGGTTCGGAAGATGAAATCGGTAAAGCACTCGATGGCTTGGCGGCCCTGAAGAACATCAAGGCTAGCTTCCCTAATGCTGCTTTCGATAAAGGTCTGCTCGGTGGTTACAAACTGGAGATCCGTGAGGGTTCCGGTAGTGATCGTGCCGAGAAGATTGAAGCGTTGGGTCACACTGGTATTCCGGTTGGCGTTAAAGCTGCTAAGGCTGGCGAGAACACCTCGTACACTCTGTCCAAGGGTGATATCGCTAACCTGCTGAAGATGGCTAAGACTTACGTTGGCATTGCTCGTAAGCTGGCGAACACTACCGGTGATCGTGCTGTTAGCTTGGCTACCAAGATTCGTACTACTCGTACTCGTGCATTGCCTATTAGTGCATATAGCCGTGTGAAAGGGGATGAGTCCGGCGTTGATGCAGCAGCTACCGCAATGAAGCTGTTGGCTCAGTCTCACGTGGATCTTTACAAGTTCATCACTAAACACTGCGTTGAAGTTGCAGATGCCCTGTGTGGTGTTGCGAAGAAAGCGTCGAAGTAAACATAACGGTCCTCCCTTCGGGGAGGACTTTATGCCGGATCTTATGATCTTTTTAATGAGGACACTACAATGCCTTCTTCCGTAATTCCATTACCCGACGTATACGAAACCATCGTGCGTTCGGTAAGTGTAGGCGTACTGAGTCAACTCGTACAATTCATGGGGTTGCCTGGGACTACCCAAGCATATTTCCCAGGACGTTCTGAAACCGTACCAATGAATGATGGTTTATTCGGTAACTGCTGTGAATCTGCAAATGCTGTACACTTCGATCCAGAAGAACGTATTGAAGTTTCGTATGAAGAGATAGCTGAAGAAAACTTCACTCTATCCACATCAGTAAAGAACAATGATAACTACCCGATCTTCATCGATGAGAAGCGTGGTATCACAGTAAGACCAGTTCGCCGATTTGTAGACTTCCGTATTGATATTCGCTATCAAGCTCCTAACGTCGTGGTTGCTCAACGTTGGTTGGACACTATGCGAATGCGTTATTCTCAGGGCGTGGGTGATTTAACTCTAGCGTTAGACTATCACTACAACATGCCTGTAACACTCATGGCTTTGTTCCGTGGTCTATATGACACGATGGAGAAATCCGCATGGCCAAGTGGACTTGAGTTTAAGGATTGGTTGAACGAGCGATTCATTCAGCCAACCACCGAGATGGTCACGTACACGGGCACACACCCTCAGCTGACGGTATATGAACGTCAAGTCGATGTCGTGGGTCACTTTGACTTTATCAACACTCCAGAGACGCCACAACCTGTTTCAGATAAGGCAGGTGCGTACGAAGTTAACTTCAGTTATATCTGTCGTTATGATCGTCCTACCCATCTATATGTTGAATACCCGATGCTAGTGCATCAATGCCCGATCCCTAAGTTGTTCCGACCTGAATACGTATTGCACCATAATTACCAACAAGTAGATCGTAAGACTACTATGTTGCGTGGTTCACTGGAACATGCATTCATTCTAGCAGAACGGCGTGGGATGACTTACATTCAATACCCAGACACAGATGACTTTGTACCACACGAAGAGTTCCCTGATCAGCTTACATTCTTTACCGGTCTACTGGCTTTGGATTGTAATGACCTTAAGTACCTCATGGACTTTAAGTCTTTGGGTCGCTTTACATTCAACCCTTATTTCCTAGAGTTCTTCGAAACGGTAGGAGATAAAGCCTTTGGTCATGATGGGTTCTTTGATGTACGAATTTATCAGAACGGCGAACGCTTACAAGTACCTGTCACAATGGAACCCGGTACACTCAAGTTGATGGCTGGTCGAGATCTCGAACCGCAGTACGTCTACCATATCCAGATTGCCGCAAGAGGTAACTGGTTGACAGTCCCTAAATACAAATGGGAAGGAATGCGTAGATATCCACATGTCTTCTGGCAATTGTGTCGAATGTTCTGGGTTTGTAAAGGCCGTGAAGCATTTGATAGAATGGAACTCATTGGCGGCGGGCGACCGAGAACACCTAATCCAGATTGGCCGGGTGAAGGTACTACTGTCTATACTCAAGATCTTGAAGACGTGCGTAAGACTGGTTACGTTAAACTAGCTGACATCAACTGCGGTAAGATTAGTCGCGGTGATACTAACCCAGACACAACCAGTCCGGGTGGTGGTGGAGGCGGTATGATTGGACGTGATCTCTACGGACCTACTAACGTGTTGATGGCCGGTATCATTGCCGACATTCGACCTAAAACCTAAGAGGGTCTAACGATGCCTTTGTATGATGAACAGGAGGAGATGGAAGTCTCCCCCGAGGTTAACCCCGTTCAGGTAAAAGCCTACCCTACGGCTTATCGTGGTATTGCAGTTGATACCAAGTTCGTACCTAAGTCGAGCATGTTGGCTTGGATCAATGGTTCTAACTGGCGAGTAACATACTTCTCCCAGATTCTAGAACCTTCTCAAGAACCAACACCTCTGGCTTTAGATCGTGCACCGCCATACCAGCAGTATCAACGGATCAATGGGATCGACATCAAGGTTAACCAACCTTTAGATATCACCCAAGATGAGCGTATTCGTACGTTTAGTGTTACGGGTTCTGGTCACACGTATCCTGCTCTGACTCCTAACCAAGGAGACATGATGTGGGGTAACATCGGTGATGGCCGTATCGGTATCTTTACAATCACCAGTGCTCGTCGTGAAACGTATATGCGTGACTCGACGTATGCTGTTGAATGGAAGATGGTCGGCTTCCTCAGTGAACAACAAACGTTGAATCTTGAGGCTAAGACCCAGATTACTTATTTCTGGGATGCCAACAAACTGGCTAGCGGTTGTAACCCATACGTAACAGAAGCTGAACAAGCTGCTAACGGTGAGTTCGCTCGTGTACGCGCTGAGATCATTCGTCGTTACATTACCGATTTCTTCTCACGTCAATACAGTACGTTCTTGGTACCAGACCAGCTTGATTACACTTACGATCATTTCGTAGTGAAACTATTGCTCAGCATTCTGGATACCACTAATAGTTGGGACCTACGTAAAGCGAAAATCCTGAACGTGATGTCTGAACCAGTAATGCGACAACCGTCAGTATGGGATATGCTGGTTAACCAGAATCCGATGATCGGTTGTGGTGCAACGGAACGTACTCACCTCGTGATGACGATGATCTCTCGTTGGAAACCAGAACTACAAGCTATCGGCTATTCGGGTATCCCACGCATGGTGTTTCCTATTGATGCACCGACTAACATCGATGCTCAGTATAAAGGTACTAACCGCGCGATGCCAGAGGGTATCCCATTCCGTCCGGGACAACCACGTCGTCCTATCCCAGGACCGTATAAGTCTCAAATGGAGCGGAACGATACTTGGTTCCATCGGGTACCGCCAGAAGAACAACTTGATCTAGGTCAGGCATGGAAATTCCCACCTGATATTAAACCAGTTGCGATCGATGACTATTACGTTTTCTCTGAAGCCTTCTATTATGAAGATGCAAAACTTCAGTCTAAACTGGAACTGTTAACTTGGCAGATGATTCGCGGTGAACAACTCAACAAAGAACAACTGTTGGACGTTATTAAGTGTTGCCTATCTTGGGATAACCTTGAGCGGTTCTACTATCACCCCGTACTGATCTTGATGCTCGGTTACGCAATAAGGAACTAAACATGAGCGAGCCAATCGTATTGTGTAAGCGTTACACGCCTGCATGGCGCTTATTCAACCTGCGTTATAAATGCATGGCGTCTAACTTGGTGGAAGTGTCTACCGAGTACCTTGCCTCGGGTAAGGCCGTGATGAACGTCACCGGCGATAAGCTGGTGGATACTCTGGCCGTAGGTCGTATGGAGTATAAGAACATGACAGCTGCTGCCTTGGCAATGAACATGGCTGAAGGTCATCCAATTGCAATTACGCAATTAAAGGACTGCGTACAGATGTATGCCGATATCCAAGACCATCTGTATGATCATCTCCAAGCAGCTAAGGCAGCCTTACACATCGATGACTTGCCACCCATTGAAGACTTGAGGGCTTTCGAAGCGTTAGCCCTTGAAGTCTACAGAGTTGCTAAGAAACTGGAACCTCGACCCGATATCAAAAGTAGTATCTTTGATAACTTGGTTGATATGTCCAGACGTCGTAACTTACTAGCTACCAACCGTCATCTTAAAGCGTTGGATGATCGTGATGGGCAACTTAAACCATACGTGTCTATCGTGGATGACATTGAACGTCACTTGGCGGAGCTTTACTAATGTCCTATGATGCTACACTTTTGAATAAAGCCGCAGAGCGTGTTACGACTGAAGGCGAAGGTTATTACAACGTACGAACAACTATTAACATCCGTGTGAATAATCAATGGATTAAACCCACACGCTTCGATTACATTCACCTAGCCCGAGACTACAGTACTGGCGCATTAGGTGATGTTCGACAAATTGAATGTCTGATGTCACTCGGGGATTATACCTACGACGTGTTGCCATATCGTGACAACATGTACATTGACATAACTGAAATCCCTCTGATGGAAGGTACCAGTTCTCGTAACTGGGAACGACGTGCAGGGACAAAACGGTATAAAGCTATTCTCGACTTGAAAGGAGGTGATAATACCACACTCACTAACAAGTCGCCTGCAATGACCACCAAAGCCCAGATGAATCAAATGGGTATGAAGTCTGTAGTATTTACGCTGGTTGATGAAGCCTGTTATAAACTGATGATGACTACCGTGGGGACAACCTTAAGGCAGATGACTACGTTAGATATGTTGGTGTGGATTCACACTTACTATTTCGACAAACTCTTTGCAGGTTCTAATAAACGAATCGAAGGGATGAATGTCTGGCGTGATAATGCTAACCCGGATATTCAACATCAGATCGCCTTCCCTGATGGTATCCTTTTAAAGGACGTACCTAAGTTTCTACAGAACGATGAGGTGGGGGTATACCCAACAGGTCTTGGTCGATATATCCAAGATAATCAGTTTTACGTGTATCCTTTGTTTGACGTTACCCGTTATCAGAAGAATGCACGTGTGCTGAATATCATCAACATGCCCAATGAACGCTTCCAAGGTTCAGAGAAAACATTCCTAGTCACACCGAAGTCGATCACTATTATCGCCACCGGTAAGAACACCTCGGACGATCAATCTACTGGTTTGAAAATCCAAGAGGGGAATGGCTTACGTTTTGGTGACGCCGCGAAACTGTTGGCACAGGGTACGGTTAAAGGCAACCGCATGTTGTTAGACCGAGCTACCAATTTGTTTGAGGTGGCAGGTGAGGCTTTGGCTGAAGGGATCAACAACGTACGCTGGGCTACTGAGCGTTTTAGTTCTAACCCATACAAGCATTACACCACAATGGCCCAGAAACGGGGACAACCGCTGAAGGTGCAATGGTTCCGTAGTAATGTTGATCTACTAGAGCCGGGAATGCCTGTACGGTACCAGACTTTAGATGGTGATACAGTCAAAACCTACTATGGCACGTTATTGGGTGTAAACGATAACCGTATCCCTACTGACCCAGGTAACAACGTATCTAAGTATGATGGCATTGCCACGCTGGACTTGTTCCTAGTGCGTCATGTTGAGACAGATACCGCACCACCGCTCTAACTGGAGAGACCATGAATGTGTTTATTCCGATCGACCAATCATGGTCCTTCAAGTTCTTCGAGTTTAACCGACCCGCCATTGCTCAGATAGAGGACTTCTTTAAGTTCTCTGACGAGTTCTACGAAGCTGCACTGCTCTATGTGACAACCTACATTAATTTCGGTTTTGGGTTAACCCCGGCCAAGTTCAATGATGATGTCAACAGAGCGATGCAGCTCTGTAGTCGTTATGCTGCTTTGGGTAATAAGATACAAGAAGCCTTCCGTAGACTGTACGTTGATTACCGTGTGGCGTATAGCTCTCTACAAGGCGTTGTGACACGCGCGCAACCTGTTATTGACCAATCGGGTGTCTTGATTGGTATCGTGTTCACAGTCGATACCACGTGGCCTCCTGCGCAACAATAGAACCCTTTTAAACGCTATATTACAATAGTGACTAAACTGGAGTATGGACTATGGATGACAAGATCGCACAACAGAAGAAAGCCGCAGCGCTGGAAGCAAGAAGCACTTGGGTATCCCCAGGCCGCTTAGGCGCACTCTTCGTGATCTCTCTAGTATTAACTATCGCTTTTAATGGTTTATGAGGTAACTGACATGTTCGCTAATTTCTACGATGAGACTAAATCGAAAGAGACCAATAACAAAGAGTTCGAAAAAGCTCGACACAACAAAGAAGTAACTCAGCATTACGTAACCGCCATCGCTGTAGTCGCTGGTATCTGTGGCGCTGCGCTAGGTATGAAGAAGCTGTACGATGAATTCAGTAAATGAAGTAATACAGGTTGCCCAATTAGATGAATGATTTACACACATCTAAATGGAGACCTATCATGGTTGAATTCGTAATCGGTACCGACATCTTCCGACAGGAAGGTGATCTGTATCTTATCACAGTTAATTGCGTTGGAGTGATGGGAAAAGGGCTAGCGAAGTCGTTCAAAGAAGCCCATCCCGACCTATACGAACGTTATCGCCATGATTGCCGGATGAAGATTATTACAATCGGTAATCCGGTAATCTATCAAGCTGAAAATGGGAAACGCTACATGATGTTTCCTACGAAGGACCGCTGGCAAGATCCATCGCTAGCAGAATACATATCCGCTGGGTTACAGTGGATGGTCGACTCAGTAACATCAGTCGACAATGAAGAAGGGGATATCGAGCCGTCATGGCGTATCGTAATCCCACCCCTAGGCTGTGCTAATGGTGGTCTAAACTTTAGCGACGTTAAAGACACCATTAAGCTATTCGCTTCACACATGCCTAATCCAATCGTGGTAGTTTATCCACCTTGGATGGAACAAGATGACAAATGGGATTAATCCAAAGGCCATTCCCTCGGGAGTGGCTTTATGCCGTTATAGGAAATAAGAATGCGTAGTATCAGTGACATCCGTGAAATGATTAAATCGATCGCTATGGTTTATCCAATCCTTCCGATCGAGATGGTATCTCCTGAGCCGGTGTGTATTTACCCGGTCAAGGGTGTTAACCTTTATAAGAACTATACCGAGGTGGACCGTTGGGGTCATTGCATCGAACGTATCGGTGTTGGTGAAGCTATCCGAGTAGAATATCTGGGTGAACCTATCGAACGTTACGAGTCCATCTACGAAGCGGAGTCTGAGGACTTCTATGCTGGTGTGATAGAGCATCTCGGTATGCCCTGCACCATGTCATACTTCGATGCGATAAACAGCTCTAATGTGTATTAGAAGTCGTTTGAGCGCTATATTACTTTTGTGAATTAACCCAAAGGAGTTAACCCATGGCTTCATTAGTGAAGTTTGCAATCGGTGTAGTAGTCGTCGCGATCGTTATCGATCTCGCCTTCGAAGTTTCACAGAACTAACATGTGGCGGTATATAAAGGCTACTGGGGTAACGATCATCGTTATCGCTGGTATCCTGCTCGCCCTGTCAGTTCTATTCGCTGGTCGGATGCGTGACATCGTAGATGAATACGATAACTACTGGCCTGGCGTTCGGCATGCCATCTTAACTGCGTTCGCGGCACTTTCTTCTGATCGGGTGTTCCAAATGATGGATACCACAGAGAAGGAAGCAGAAGTTGATACATTGGTAGCATTCATGATGGCTAGTGTGTTACCAAGCGTTCCCGAAACATACCACAACCTAATGAGATTGGACGTTTCCAATCTCGTCATTGATATCAAGAAGGAATTCATATGAAATACGTTCTCGGCGCTGGTGCAGTTATCGCAGCTCTCGGTACTGCTGCTTACCTTTACCTCCAACACGTAGATGGCGTTGCAGCAGAACAAGCGAAAGCTAACGCTGCTGGTGCAGAGCCTGACGCAACACCTGAAAGCAACATCTAACTTTACCCGCATTAAAAAGGACATTCAAAATGATCGGTTCCCTCCTGAAGTACACCGCCGCCGCTTTTGTTGGCGCAGTAGTGTTCGCTAGCGCGATGCATTACACCGACGATACAGCCTATGACACCATCAAGGCTGCCGTCGACGCTCACGAAACTCTGCTGCGTGCAGGTGGCAAAGAAGGCGATGAACTGAAGGAGGCTATGGCTGACTTCATCAAAGCCAACCGAGTGATCTGGGATAAAACCTACATCCTCAAGGAAACCAGTGAGCGTGTAAATACCTTGTACGCCAACTGGATCTAAGCTACAATAACTACAAATCAACTTAGAGGACCTAGCAATGATTCGCGATTATAAAACCATGGCAGCTGACGGCTTGAAGCTGGACGCTTTAATCGATGACAACGCAATGCTCGTCAACGATCCGTTCTGCATGGGTTCGCGTAACTACTATCTCTTGGACACCAATGGTGTTCTGGACGATGTAGGTGGGGATAGCCTGCGTGACGCTCTGGCTGAAGCTATGGCACTGCCTAGCAACATAAGCCTGAACGATGTACTGGCTATACTCGGTTAACGTTTTGGAGGGCTCTACGGAGCCCTCATTTTATTTTCTCTTTTATGGTCGCTTTGACCTTTTCTAATTAAACAAGGAGTAACATCATGTCTAAAGTCGCAATGCTGTTGGCTGGCCTGATCCTCGGTGGTATGTTCGCTAACGATAAAATGTCGGCACCTCATGCAACCGAACCAAAAACTGAAATCGTCTATGGTACCCGCGTTGGTCCAGACGGTAACATCAACCTTGTAGTTACCCGATGAAACTGGTGCTACTAATCCTGCCGTTCTTCACTGCTTTCTTTATTACGTTCTCGGAGGCATTTGTTAAGTGCTTCCAATCGCGTAACATCGCTCAAGGTAAAGAATGGACGGCTGGCTTCACCTCAATCCTCGTAACCTGTACGATGTTCGCAACGTTCGGGTTATTCGTGTATCAAGGTTTCATTGTACTGATCCCATCGGCTCTAGGTGGGATGGCTGGCACGATGTTATCCATTCGATTCCATAAACGTATCTTCAAACATTAAGGACTAAAGCTGTGTTCAATACCAAAGCAAATGGTGGTTTTGATCAGATGATCATTGACCGCATCATGGATCTGTTCCGTGTTCAAGGTTTGATCCCAAAGCTGGATGATAAGTCTGCACACGCACGCGATTTCGAACCCTCGCATGTAGTGGTTGCAAGCTTCCATCAAATCCGTAAGAACTGTCATGATCTGTGCCTCGGTGTTAGTACGCCAGAGGGCGCCGATTTGATAGATCGTTATCTGAAACTGACTATGACTCTGAGCGGGGAAAACCGTACCCGTTCATTCGGGATATTCATGGATTCCATCGCAGCTCAAATCGCTTCTGGTAAAAATCCAGATTTCGACACAACTGGCTGGCCGGAATTTCAACCACAAGGTTACAACATGATGAATACAGGACTACGTCAACTGTTTCAAATGCCCGCGTTGCGCGCTATGGAACATCCATCGCGTGAAATCATGGAACCGATGGGTAAAGCAATTCAGGCCATGTACCGTTTGAACGATATCGAGTTGCGCTACCCTGATATCTCCAACATTGTACTCAGCTTGATCCATCAAGGCATTACCGATCCAGCGGTTGCATGCGCCACAGTCTACAAGAACCACTATACGAATTCAACCCAGCCAATGAAACTAGCCCCGGAGCGTGGAAACGATCTGCACTTCGTGAAGTTGGTGGTCACATCTGAACTACTGAAGTTGAATCCATTCGATACGACTTCGACCGAAGAGATCACTGAGGTCGCTGAACGCATCATAGGTGAACTGGTAGCTAATCCTACCTTTACCCGTGATGAAGTTGTAGTCGAGTTCAAGAAAGATCAATCGGATAGTCCGGTCGCTCGTATCCAGCGTGTAGTATGGACCGTACTCATGAAAGAGCGTATGGAGCAAAAACTTCTACGTCGATCCACGAATCTTTTTTCTCAGGCTTTGATGCAAAAGGCTCCTGAGTTCGATAAAGCTACTGATCACACCAAAGCAGTCACTGAGGCATTGGCTGAACTGCGTAGTCATATCTCTCATTACGATGGTGGCACCCTGGATCTGCTTTCACGCGAAGCCCCTATTCGTCAACTCGGCGATGTGGAAGTCAGCCTGGAATCCAACGCCATGGGCGATGAGCCTGCCGATAGCGCATTGTTGGCAGATAGTGCTTTGATGCTGGCTGGGTTTGAGCCTATCGAACCGAAGCTTACCAATCCACGTAAGGTAGAATTGGAAGGCTACCACTTCGAACGTGAAGATGACTTCCATGTCATCACGCGGGAGTATGGTGTTAGTCCACAAGGCAATGCCCTGCAAGGTGCATGGGTATGCCGCAATTATCACACCGGCGAGTATATCGATCACGATCGTTATCGCGTCGATCTCTTTGAACGTCTTAATGTGTCGAGGCTGAATGATGTATAGTCCATACGCTGAACGTGTTGCAGCTGACGTAGAAACTGGTCGTCAACTAAAGTATTACAACCGTAAAGGTAAAGAGTATTACGCGGTCTATGTAGGTTATCGTAATGATGCCTTCTTGGACCTAGTCTCTGATAAAATCGATCAGCTTTACCCAGCTGCTCGTGGTTGTCACTGGATCTCGGTACCTGGTGTAATCTTCAAGCTACATGATACTTGCCCACAGATCTTCCAACGGATCGGTGATAGCATGTACATTCACAAAGCCAAGTTCCGTAAGCACCTGCGTCGTGCTTTGGCGAAAGCTCGTGTGAAGAATCAGAAGTAAAAACAAAGCTATATCACTCGGGTGATACTCTAACAGGTATCATCCACTCAACTTTATTTACAGGAGTTACAACATGATCGCAATCGATACCAAAACTTTGTTCCTCGGTGGTCTGGCTGCACTGGCTGCCGTTACTGTTGGCGTAGCGATCTACATGGTTGCTCGTGAAGCAAGCTGGTCTGAAGTAGCTGCTGAAAAAGCTCACACTGATATGCTCGATGCTTACAACGATGCTATCAAAGAATTCCCACATGACCACAACAAAGCCGCCTTCCTCTTCGAAGCATCGAAGACCGGTATCTACAATGTGTTCAAGGCGCAGTATGGCGAGTTCGAAGAGTTCGCCGCTTGGGAAGCCAAGTTCAACGAAACCTTCAAGTTCCAGAAGGCTGCAATGCGTAAGGTTTAATCCGCAATACCCCACTTCCAATAATGGGAGTGGGTTTATACCCCTTTTTTATTTATAGGAATATTCCAATGACTAAATCCGAAATGTTTGTAAAGGCGATGGATGATCTGCGGACTGCTTTCAATGCAGCTCATGCCGTAGTGGAAGACATCATCAAGTCTGGTGATAACGCTACGATCATTGATGAGGTGGGTGCTACCGATTCTAAGATCACTGTGTTGGAACCCGCTGTGATTATGGTCGAGGCCAAACGTCTCATGGACCATATCGAGGACCTCGCGTTGATCAGCACTATCGAACGTGTTGACCCTAAACGCGTCTTTCTCGATGAGAATGGCCTGATCTGGTACAACGTCGTTAAAGGTAATCCGAATACGGTGAACGCTGTTAAGTCCATCCGCTCGGCTTTCTATAACGTACCCAATGCTCGCTTCGACATCAAAGAAGCTAAGCGTATCGCTGAACTCATCGAAGAAGGAAAGATCTAATGGAGCGTACCCCTTTCAATCCTGTACGTCACGGCGATGGTCATAAGCTGATGTACTGCACCCGTAATGCCAAACTAGTTCCAGTAGCTATGGAATTCCCAGGTCACCTCAACGACGTGTCGTTTGCAAAGGAACTGATCCTACAAGCCGAGCATTATGTTCATGATGAATGGCACCCAATCCGAACTTCTCTCGTCCTGAGTGAAACCTTTAATGGTGACACCACTCTGGATATCGAAACCCGTAACTCCATCTATCAAGTAATAGATGGTTCACTAAAGGAGGTTAATGTGCTTACCGCACGTATCGAAGCATTGTTCGAGACCACCTACATCAAAGGCGGTCATGTCCTCATGCCCGACTTCGAACCGTTGATGGAGTTGTTCAACGCTCATGAAACGTACAGCTATATCAAGAATGATGACCGCATGGTCAACATGCTGAAAGATATCGAACACGATCGTGGTGATTACACCACTGACTATTCGATCCGTCTGCTGTACCGTTCCCCACTTCGTCGTTTCCTGCAACTGTTCGTTGAGAACGGCGGTGAAACTCAATGCAACCTGTCGTTCGAGCGTTTCTAATGTCGCAATACGTAATTGCTGTAACTGCACAACACGATGCCGTAGACTACAATTACTTCAAGCGTCTGGCACGTGACAACATGTTCGAGTGTTATGTCACTCGTGGTGATGAAAGTAATCGCCGTAATATGACGTTTATCCCTAAGTCGTATACGACGTCGCTTAATCACCACGATGTGATTGACGCACTCAACAGCAACTCCCCGCTGTTGATCACTTATGAAATCCAAGCACACGTAGAAGGTCTGTAAAAATGCATTCGATTGCCCGTCCATTGCAAGCGGTATCTTTCCCTGAGTTCACCGGCGTTCAACACTACATGGTTCGCGTTGAGGATGGTAACATCCCTGACGAGATCTCGCCAGAGTATCAAGCTCTGATCCGTCAAATGTTAGGTGACGCCGGTATTACCAGTCCAGATCCTTTCTACATCACGGTCGATGAACGTGAAGTGGCTGAAGGTGAGTCTCATCGCCGTGGTGGTATTCACATCGATGGTAACTACATCTTCGGTTGGGGTGGTGGCGGTGGTAATGGTTGGTTGAATGGTGTTCCAGGTCGTATGTTGACTGAAGAACAGCACACTCAACAATACCGTTCGAAGCTGGGTGGTACTCTGATTGCGTCCAACTTCCCAGGCTGTGATGTTTGGGCTGGTCGTTTCTTCGGTACTCCAGGTCAGGGTGGTAGTTGTGACCACATGCTCCGTGAACTGCTGGGTATGCAACACTTCACCATGGAACCCAATCGGGCTTACGTGATGAACTCGACCTGCATTCATAAGTCGATGCCTTTGATGCAACGCGTTAAACGGCAGTTGATCCGCCTTACACTCGGTCATGAGACCGATGTGTCTAAGGTCGGCATCTAACGGCATAAGCCTCCCCTAATTAGGGGAGGCATTTATTTTCTTTAGTGCTTTACTTTTTATTTAAACAAGGAGCTTAACGATGTCTTTCCATATTACCCGTGGTCAAGTGATGACCATGTTAGGACAAGCGTATACACAAGGGGATTATGATCGCGGTACTGGACCATGTAAGTCACATTACATTATCCAGAACAATCATGAAACTTTTGAACAAGCTTTCATCTTTACCGCACTTGTCATGGAAGCCAGCGAGCGTCATAAGCTTGGCAGCTTTGATACCATCGATCTTGACGCCCTTTCGGAGCATTTGAAATGAACGACCAAGCATTGGTAGATTTGATCATCCGTGTATCTGATCGCAGTGACGCATTGAGCTGTCCGTCCTTGACCGAAATCATTCATCAGATCAACATGATCAAGGACTTCACCAAGTTCGTAAACGCTGACGGTTTCCGTGAGGCATTGACTGATGCACAGGAATACCGCTCGATGTCTGATCGTCGTTGGGGTATGGAACGTATGTTGTTGACGGCAGTTCGCCATATCGGCGAGCGACTGGGGCATACGCTTCGCTGGGAACATCCCGGTAAACTCAATGTGTTGCACATCGGTTGCGTAAAGGCTATTACGCACACTGGACCACAACAGGTCTGGTGTATCCATAACGTATTCGAGCAGAAGGAACCTGAGAATCTTGAATACCATGACGTTCTCACAAATAATGTCTTCCATGCTATCGGCTGGCGATCGCGCGCACCGCGCAGTCGTTCCACCTTCGGATGGCATGATCCACTTCACATTAATCAACCTGATGAACACCAAGGGGTCAACATTGGATAACCTACTCATTAAATTCAACTGTGAGCTAACTCAGTTCACAGCTTTACCCTTCAATATTGATAACTTCATTTCCCGTGAAGCTATTAGCCAGCAAGCCCGTGTAATTGAAGCTTGCAAAGCCAAGGGTGAAAACTATGAAATGATTTTTCGTTTCATGGGCGGTCCTAACTTGCGTTACGAATGGAGCGCTAACCTGAATGTCGGCGTGGAGACTCTTGCGGTTTACCGTGATGGTTACATCGTACCGGTTGTGGTTATCGATCGTCAGTTCCCATGGGCTGGTACTCCAGCTCATGAGCGCATGGCGGCATTCGTTGCGCATCATCAGGGTAAAGATCCGGCTAATGCCGTTAGGCAAGCGGCTGAACGCACAGTTGAGATCTTGAACGAGATTATCGTTAAGTGGATGCAACACGATCTCAATAACGTCAAGGCTGTTAACGTACATGAAGCTTTCAAAGACTTCAAAGCGGAGCACTATCAGTGAGTAAAGAATGGGTTTACCCGGAGAACGATAAGGATACGTTGTGGTTGGCCAATGCCGAAGAACAAAAGTCCTTCGGGCGTATCCTCTCCGATATCCAAGACCATTTCGGTTCAGCTAGTTGTCTGGCTGAATTCGATATCGAGTACTATCGTTGGGAGTACGAATCTCCATGTAGCTGCTGTCGGGATAGTGGTGTGTATGGCGACTTCTATAAAGTCGTTCGTCGTACTGAGCAGTGTCCAGATACAGTAAACCATCTTCTAACTAACCTACATAGGTTCTAAAGATTATGCCGATCAGTGACCAAGTTCTATACTGGGGTTTGCTCATCGGCGTAGTCGGTGGCATGTATTACAATTACGTTATTAAAGGACTTCCGCTGTGACTGAACAAGTAATTGCTGTAGATCAAACTAGCTGTGCATTCGTACATAATGCTTACGCCAGTGCTATGCGTGCTGTAGCTGATAAAGCCATTGCATTAATCGAGGAACAACTAGTCAGCCAGAAATACCTCAACGATAATGCATGGCGATACATCGATTCCGATGGTCGTGTGGAACTGGACTTCAGTATCTCCGATATGCTCAATACTGATCGAAACCCGGAAGATCAGTATGTTCATACTCACTCGTTAATCTACCAGTATATGGAAACCCATTTCCTGGCTAAAGGTTTCGGGACCCATTACAACAAGGTACATGACACGTTCACCCTTACATTCGGAAAGATTACTAAGGAACTGAGATGATCAAGTTGTGGCATCTTTTCGTAAACCGTCAAATCGTGAAAGTCATTCAAGCCGCAATGGTGCATGATGAATACGATCAACAGCATTATCTCTGTAACACGATAGAACACACGTCTCTGAGTATATGGCGTAAGCTAGCGGTTAAACGGATCTGTCACCTAATCGATGGATCGACTACGCTGTATGGCCACATTCTCAACGAACTGAAACATGCTGGCTGGGCATGGTCAGAATGTAAGTCGTATACGCATCTCGACTGGCCAGAGCAAAAGGCTGCACACGTCAAGTTCTGGAATCTGGCGATTACCGCTCTCCTGAATGGTCATGGTAAAGAACCTTTATCATTCACGCCAGATCAACTCGGTCTAGAGAAAGCTTTAATCATAAAAGGAATACATTGTGAAGATGTATGAAGGTCCATTCGGTAGTTACAAAGCGGGTAGTGCTGGTGCAGTACTCAACGCACTGTGTGAACAAGAAGGTCGATCGTGCGGACGTGTAGGTGACTACATCATCGGCAATGGTCAGATCTTCGCTCACCACAGTAGTAAAGACGTTATCGCTACTTTCGAGTGGAATGGCGATGATATCGTTTTCACATGGAAGACGGCATAAAGAAAGGAGGCTCACCGGGGCACTACTCCCAGTGAGCCGACCATGTCAAGAGGTTAGTGGCCTCAATCCATGGGTTGTTACTTTGAGTCTCGATTCAGACCAATCCCCTCGTGGGACCAACCCTGCACTTAACTCTAGGTAACAGTACGATACAAATCAACATTCATTTCACATAACATTACAACCAGAGTATTCCTTTAATGCAATCGCTTGAAGAGATGGTAAAACAAGTTAACACTGAGTTAAACATGGGTCCTGTTGAACACGCCTTACGTGACGCCATGCGTAATGGTAACAAGGGGCATTGCTTTACATTGATTGATGAACCCGGTGGTCAATCCGATAAAGAAATCCACCGCCTAGGTCTGGAGAAACTCCGTGGAGCTGGGTTTACCATTAAACATGAAACTCTTGATTTAGTCCGTGTCAGCGGTTGGGTCAAAGAGTAACCGCATAAAGCCCCAGCCGAATGGCCGGGGCAGTATGTTTATTTTTTTTTGTTACTCGCCCATCTTCTCGAACATCTTCTTAGCACCATAGGTCACGGCAGTTACGTGAGCAATAGTCTTCGAAGCCAGTTCCAGGATAGGAGAAGCAGCACGTTTCTTGTCAGCGTCATCACCAGCGATCTGCATGACTTCTTTGGCTTCTTTCTCAAGGCTTTCTACCAGCGGTGCCATCTTCTTCATCTCATCGATCACTTTATGGATCGCTTGAATGGATTGCTCTTTCTGGGTCTTCTCCTCACCGTTACCGCCTTTCCACATGCGGTAGGCGATGCCAACCCAACCAAGAACGATAGCCCAGAACCAGTCACCACCGGTCCAGGCTTTATCTGGCTTAGGAGCAGCTTCGGTATTGAATACAGCACGACCATTAGAAATTTTAACGGTGGTGTTGTTCATCAGTTTCACTTCACCCGATCCGTTCAGAGCATTACCGTCACCACCGGATTTCAGGTTATCTTTGGCCTTGGCCACCATAGCAGTCAGTTCTTTGACGCCGTTAACTTCTTTACTGAAGTCACGCAGGTCCATCAACTTACCACCCATGTGGAACAGCTGCCAAACAGCTTTGTGGTTAATGACCACTTCACCGTCAGGTACATGGATGTCTTGATTGATACGGTTAAGTTCACCCAGAGCTTGTTTATAGTTGGACATCGACGTACCGATAGCTTCATCGACCTTATCGACATACTCTTCGAAACTCAGGTTAACACAACCACGGATCATATCGGCATGTGCACGAATATCCTTAGCCAGACGCTTAACGCCACCTTTAGTTGGTTTATACGATTCGACCGAGGCCACAGGGTGACCAGACATATCACACATCTGATGGAAAATGCGAGTAAACGATTCCATCGCTACAGCGGAGGTGACACCATCCACATCAATAGCCAGATCATCGAGGTTTTCAGCAACTACGGTCGATTCCACGATTGGGTCGAGATCGGTGTCGATGGTATCCACTACTTCAGTAATAGAGTTGTCGACGAAGTCGGCTGGATCACCTTCACGGATGATAGCCGGAGGAATAGCATTGATGAAGTCTTCGATTGCTGCTTGCTCTGCGGTCAGAGCGGGTTTAGCATGTTTCATTGTTGGGCTTACGCGTGCCATGGTAGGTACCTTATTTGCTATGTTTTCGTACGAGTCGGGTGAACAGAGTATCGGTACCTTTAGTGATATCGATAATCTGTTTCATAATAAAGTTCGCCAGTTCGATGATCGGAACGGTCCGGCGGTTCAGCGCTGATTCTTGTGTTTCATTGACTTTCTTGAAGAGTTCGATCAGGTCTTGTACGTGACCTGCCAGCTCGTCAACGATCTCATCCATTCCTTCGACATGTCGGATGAACTTATGGATATCAGTCAAACTATTGGTGACTTTTGCTTCCGAATCCTTTTTGTCAGAATTAATCCAGCGTGCCATGTTTTCACCGGCAGAGCCAAACGCTAAAGCGCCGAAGATAATCCAGAAGTGTTGTCCCCAACTGTGGGTCTTTTTGGGATTACGAACTTTCTTAGAATCGTTCTCAAACTGTCCTTCCTTGACCTTAGCTTTACGGTTAAACATCAGGTGCATTGAAGCGTTTGTATCGGGAAGATCACGACCATTGCGCTCAAGCTTATCTTCCTCACCTAATTCACGTACATCCTTGGCAAGACGTTCAACACCTTTACCTACGATTTGAGTCAACCGTTCGAGATACTGAGTTTCTTGACGAATGCACTGAATTGGTTCCTTACCTTTGAAAACATCTTTAACCATAAACATATCAAAGATGCGAGTATGGTTAACTTCGATTTTGGTATTCTTAGTTTCTTCGATATCCGCATCAGTTGCTTTCAACTTACGATGTGCACCATCATAGGTCTTAGCTATAATCAAGAAGTCTTCTTTGATGTCACGAGCATAGTTCTCAATCGAGATCTCAAGCTTAGCAGCTAGGTTACCAGCTTCTGCACGAATAGCTTGTGCTAAACCCGTCTTCTTCGAGATGGTACCACCACTAAAGGATTCCAGTGAGATACTCTTACGATCAACTAGATCTGTCATCCCTGTAAGCGTCTGATAGGTCCATTGGTAAGCTTCAAGTGAAGGTTGGTCACGTACAGTGTCTACACGCTTAGCGAGTTCTACAAGGGCTTTATGGGCACGCTCAGTGTCATAGATCTCTAATGCAGCTACGTCATCAGGTAGGCTGACCCAATCAGACTCCATTGAGATTACTTCGGGTTTGTTCTTTACATCCATATCCGTTATACGGGACTTATTCATTTTCTTTACCTGATCAGGGTTTATACTTTAACATACGATTGATTAAATACTGAGGGGGCCTATCTAATACAGTACTAAGAGCATCGGACTCCCCGTAGGGGCTTTTATTCAGTAATATACAGCGGTTACGTTAGTAACCAAAGCATAGCTCTTATAGAGTCCTTAATGCTGTACCAGCGTAAGCTAAATTTAAACTACAATAAGCCCTCTCCAGATGAGAGGGCATTTATGACGTTAAAGGGAATGCACTCTGCAAGAGGTAGTTAGACGACATAAAGCTCTCCCGAAGGAGAGCAGTATGATTAAGAACTCACATCGTTGTAGTAGTCACGAGTGATTGTACCGAAGTACGGATCAGAAGCATTGAGTTCCAGATCGTAAAAGAATCTATTGAACCCGGAGATGTCCGTGTCCATGAAACTGTAATCAGGACTAGACATCTCTTTCTGTTCCTGACGAATGTAGATATTGTGTTTAAGGTACAAGGTTTGACAAGCCACTTCAAAGCTACTATAGCTGGATGGGTCTACATGGTCCCAGCTTTCGATTTGAGCAACGTACTCAATGATCTTACCCCGTACTACCGATACGTTCTGCTCGGCCAGTCTGATTAGAATTGCGGATGTTTGGAAATTACGGATGCACCACTCGAGATGGGCAACGATGGATTCAGCAAGTTTGGTTGGAGCTGTATACATAGCAAGCCTCTGTGCACGAATTTCAGATAGATCAGTCATTGGATTAGTTCTCGTAGTCAAAAATGATAGCGGTCAAACCACCGATTGTTAATGTGAGATGATTGCGGTCTTCAAATGGATCAGGCTTTTGCCATATATCGATCTTGATTTTATAATGTTTCCACAAGCCTTCCTCAAGCTCTTTACGCGACGATACCGTTAAACCTAGATACTGACTCGCCTGACGGCATATCTCGTCTATAACAGGGTTTAGATTGTGTCGTGCAACGTATACACCGATGTAATGCTTGTGTTGCTTCAACAGGTTAGCTAACTTGATCTGACAGATCACGCTATCGGCTAGTTTTACAACATGGGACATTTCTGAAACCTCGTAATGAAAATAAGTTGCCTCCCCGAAGGGAGGCAGTATGACGTTTTTCTTTTTAGTCCCAAGCGTCGCCGTCATCACCACCGATGACCGATCCCGGAATCACTTTCAACGAGTAGTCTTCTTCTTTGTCGATGTCCCACGGCATAGTGGCGATTTGTGACATTGGAATCAGAACGTACTGATCTTCTACAGCTGTTACAGTGTTACGGTGTTTACCACGTTGCAATGCAAGATATGCTTTCCCCTTACGACGGATAATGTGGTGGAAGATCTCAAGGTCGGGTTCTTGACCCAGTCGACGGCAACCATCATAGTAACCTTTGTTGGCTACAACCTGTACGAAGTCCTCAGTGTTCTCACGTTGGAGTTGCAATGCGTCAGACGACATCTGATGCGGAGACAAGAACGTAATACCACGTGGAGCGGTATAGTTAC